TGGAGAAGGTGTGGAATGATCAAACCTCTACGTGATGACCTAATGGTTCAACAACAGGTAGATGATGCCTGGCAGCATTTTGTTGGTGTGATCATGTTGAACCAAACTGGACGAAAGGCTGTGAAATCCACACTGCCAGAATTCCTATATTGGTTTCCCACAGCACTATCGTTGCTTCATGCAGACCAAGAGTTTGTGAAAAGCATAATCCAACCTCTGGGCATGGCCAATGTTCGGTACACTCGTCTTATTAGAATGAGCCAAGACTATTTGACTTGGGACGGCAATGATGCTACAATGTTATATGGTATTGGCAAGTACGGTTCTGATTCGTATGAAATCTTTTACAAACAGAATTACACCGTTGTGCCCACAGATAAAGAATTAAAACGCTATTTAGAACAAGAGATATTCAATGTTGCTGAAACTGCTTGAACGACTAGGCCGCAAACGTATCATCATGGATCGTGTTTGCAATGAACCATATCTGGAACGCTATTATGTGTTTTTAAAAGATCGAACACATTTTCCATTTAACATATTCTTACACAAATTCCTAAAAGGCGATCCTGATGATGTACACGATCATCCGTGGCCCTATGCAACATTAATCTTGAAAGGTGGATACTACGAGTACACTCCTAATTTTGAATATGGCAAAATGGTTGGAGAAACTAAGCACTGGCGTGGCCCTGGACACTTTCGAATCTGTGGTTCAAACAGTTATCATAGAATCGAGTTAAAACAAGGTGTCACTGCTTGGACCTTGTTCATGCCAGGTCCCCATCGTCGCGAATGGGGATTCTTAGTCAACAACAAATGGATTCAACACGAGCAGTATCTCAAGGAGCGTCATGAAAAAGCATAAAGTAAGTTGGCAAGAGTTTCAAGGTCTAGTGGCAAAGATTTGTAGAGATATTTCTCTAAATAAATGGCGGCCAGATTACGTAGTAGGTATTACTCGAGGCGGGCTATTGCCTGCTGTCATGATCAGTCAGTACTTTAATATTCCTTGCGAAACACTGAAAGTAAGTCTTAGAGACAACGGCGGTGATCATGCCACTGAAAGCAATCTATGGATGTCTGAAGATGCCTTTGGTTATCCCGTATACGACCCTATGGCGTCGGGCAGTGGCCAAAAGAACATCCTGATAGTAGATGACATCAACGATAGTGGCGCAACTATTAACTGGATTCTAAACGATTGGCAGTCTGGTTGCTTGCCCGATGATGATCGATGGCTTGATCAAATATGGAATCAAAATGTAAAGTTTGCCACTATATTTGATAACCTTGCCAGTGAGTCTAAAGTCAAAATGGATTATGTTGGGGAAGAGATCAACAAAGCGGAAAATCCTATATGGATCGAATTCCCCTTTGAAGAGTGGTGGACAAAATGAAAAAAGAAGATTACATACTAGCGGATGCAGAAAAAGAAGGTATTGCACCGTGGAAGGACTTAGTCCGGGAAGACTTTCATGTCAAGGTGTTTAAAGATAAGTACCCTGTATCCGAAGGTCATTTGTTGTTTGTGCCGCAGTATGCAGCCGATGGAGTGATTGTTGACTGTTTCAGTGATGCGTTAACACATGGCAAAGACATGGTAGAAAAAGGTAAGTGGGACGGATTTAATATTGGAATCAACTGGGGCGAAGCAGCAGGGCAAACTGTAATGTATCCACATATACATTTGATTCCAAGACGCAAAGGCGACATGGAAGATCCCAGAGGCGGAGTTCGTCATGTTATCCCAGAAAAAGGAAATTATAAAAAATGAGCAGAGCTGTATTCATAGGTGATAGTCAAACTTGTGGCTATTGGAGTCATCCAACTAACTCAGGGCCAGGTAGCTATACCTATTGGAACGACAACAACTATGCAGAAATCTACGGGGAAGATAACAATAAGCCTGTAGCTGTGTATGCAATGGCGGGTGTTTGCAATCGAGTATATACAGATTGGCTAGCTGCCATGTTTGAAAAATATGACGACGTAGACGAAGTGTTTATATGCTTGGCGCCGTTTAATAGATTTAGAGTGGCGTTTGATGGCGTGTTGTCAGATAGCGTGATTCCCATTGACCACTTTACAAAAAAGATGGACAACTCTAATGGCACACTTGATAAGTATTGCGATATGACCATTAATGGAGACAATTTGCAATTATTTAACAAGGCACTGGATCAGGACTATAGTAATTTTCCGGGTATCGATATTGATGTTAGTCAAGGATTAAAAACTCCCAATCTTCGTAAAAATACGTTTATGGAAGTTAAGTTATTTTTTGAACTCAATACATTTTTAGAAAAACGTGATTTTTTACTAGATGTCTATGTATGGGATCGTATGTGTGCAGAACACGGTGCTAAACTTTATCTTTTTAATTTTACAGAAAGATTAAAATATCCACAGACATTTGAGTACTATGGCAAATTAAAAAATACCGTTGTTGCCACTAAGACAGTCGAAGGTTATCTTTCTAGCAAGATGATCGATCATACAAAATATTATCTAGAAGATAACGAACACTATAATCGTGAATATCATTCACTGATTTCTAGTAAATATATTCCCTGGCTTAAATCATTATGAAAATATTGATTGCAGGAGACAGTTTTGCTACTGTATGGCCAAATGCAGAGTTGGGCTGGCCCACACTGCTCGCTGCAAAATACGATGTGGTTAATCTAGCACAGGCAGGCATAGGGGAATACAAGATTCTAAAACAAATTGAATCTCAGCATGTTGCAAGTTTTGACATGGTGATTGTGAGTCATACCAGTCCTAGTCGACTGCATACTCCGCAACATCCCATACATAAACACGGGCTGCACAAAGACTGTGATTTGATTTTAAATGATCTACTTGATAAGTCTTCATTTAGAAATCCCAGTCTCAAGGCCGCACAAGAATATTTCAAATATCATTACGATGATCAATATCAAATAGACATTTATAATTTAATTAGAAAACAGATCAAACTATTGATCACTGTGCCGTATACCAGCATGAGTCATATTGATATTGCTAATCAACTTGCAGTAGAAACTAATCATATTGATTTTAGTGGCCTTTGGTCTAAGGAAAGAGGAAGTATAAATCATTATACTATTGAAGGCAATTCTAAAATATTTGAAACATTAGAGGACATCATCAGTGAATGAAATTCTAGTTCCTTGGAAAAAAGAACAAACTGGGTTTTGGTGGAATGAAACCTGTGCTATGGTATTAGAACACTTTGGCCTGCCAGGCGATCGGTACACCAGTCATCCAGAAACCAATCAGATGACATTTAAATTTCATAATGAACACGATGCAATGATGTGCAAAATATTGTTGAGTGACAGAATATGATCAAATACGTCATTGGATTTATTGTTGCTTGTGTGATTTGGATTTTGATATTGTCTCAAATCACTGTACCGGAATACAAAATATATGATTGCAGTCTATCTGAATGGCATCCTGATATTCCTATCGACGTAAGAGAAGAATGTCGTAAGCGTAGATATTTAGATCGGAAACATGAGAATACAATTTAATTAGGAGTTGAAATTGAAAAGCTGGACACTTAATGTAGAAGAAGCTAACGATGGTAGTGGCGATGCCATATTAACTTTTCCGCCAGATCTGTTGGAACAGGCCGGTTGGAAAGAGGGCGACACACTCAATTGGATTGATCAAAAAGATGGTAGCTGGCTACTCAAAAAGGTTGACACAACTGGTGAAAAGAGTGTATAATATACTATGAGCAAAATTAAAATAGCAGAGCTGTTCTACAGCATACAGGGTGAAGGACGCTTTATGGGTGTGCCTTCTGTATTCTTGCGTACATTTGGTTGTAACTTTAAATGTGCGGGTTTTGGTATGGCAAGGGGTGAGTCCAGCGTAGAAGTAGAAGCCATAGCACAACGTATCACAGAATTTACAACCTATAACGAACTTCCGTTAGTGAGCACGGGCTGTGATAGCTATGCATCGTGGGATCCTAGATTCAAAGATCTTTCACCTATGCTAACAACTGATGCTATTGCAGAACGCATTATGGAAATATTGCCCTATAAGCGTTGGGAAGATGAGCACTTGGTCATCACAGGTGGTGAGCCTTTGTTGGGTTGGCAGAAGGCTTATCCAGACTTGCTTAATCATGATAAGATGCTGCGATTGAAAGAGATTACATTTGAAACAAACGGTACTCAAAAACTCACACCTCATTTTAAAGGATATCTTAATCTGTGGAGACAAGAAAATATTAAACTTCAGAGAGAAGTTACATTTAGTGTAAGTGCTAAATTAAGTTGCAGTGGTGAAAGTCCGAATGAAGCTATCCGACCTGACATAGTCTGTGAGTATGAAGAAGTTGGTTATACCTATCTAAAATTTGTAGTTGCAACAGAAGAAGATGCCGAGGAAGCACTGGAGGCTGCAGACATCTATAGAGCCGAAGGATTTGCTGGCCCGGTATATCTCATGCCTGTGGGTGGGGTTGAAAGTGTCTACGCATTAAATAATCGTCGTGTGGCAGAACTAGCAATGAAAAACGGATTGCGTTATAGTGATAGATTACAGGTGCCGTTGTTTAAGAACGAGTGGGGAACCTAATGAAAAAACTTCTAGAACGCATGTTTGGTATTGACAAGATAAAAGCTGAAACTGCGGCAGCAGTACAGTTAGCAGAAGAGTCAACAAAGATTGCAAAAGATGCAGTTGCGGCTGCTGAACGTGCAAAAGAAGCAGAAGAAACTGCTAAACTATCACCAAAAGATCGTGCTACCAAATTAAAAGAACCCTGGGTAGGTGTTCTTAACACTCACGTCAATAAAGAAAATGTGCGCAACGGCTTTTTTGAGCTTGACTGGAATGAGCAGTTTGTGTTAAAATTAAAGCAAGAGGGTTATGGTTTCGACGGTGACAAAGAGGAAGAAATTGTAGATCGTTGGTTCCGTGAACTGTGTGCCAATGTAGTAGTCGATGGTGACTTTGGAGGCGCTGTTAACACTGGCGTTATTGATATTAATTCTGTTAGAAAAAATAACCTATGACATATATTTTAGTTGATACTGCAAACACTTTCTTTCGTGCCCGGCACGTTATCAACGGTGATGCTGACATTAAGTTAGGCATGGCGTTTCATATTACTCTTAATTCAATTAAGAAAGCATGGCAGGACTTTGAAGGTAGCCATGTGGTATTCTTCTTAGAAGGTCGTAGCTGGCGTAAAGATTTTTACAAGCCCTACAAGGCACAACGTACGGCAGCTCGTGCAGCACATACAGAACGTGAAGCAGAAGAAGAACGTGTGTTTTGGGAAGCATTTGATACATTTAAAGATTTTGTCACTGAAAAGACCAATTGCACAGTATTACAACATCCTAGACTCGAAGCTGATGATTTAATTGCGGGTTGGATACAGAGTCATCCTAGCGACAACCATGTGATCATTTCGACAGATACAGATTTTGTACAACTAATTGCACCCAATGTAAAACAATATAATGGCGTCACAGAAACAACAATCACACACCAAGGCTACTTTGATAAAAAAGGTTTATCCGTTATTGATAAAAAAACTAACGAAGCAAAAGTTGCGCCCGATCCACAATGGCTACTCTTTGAGAAGTGTATGCGAGGCGATACCTCAGACAATGTATTCTCTGCATATCCGGGAGTACGTGAAAAAGGCACAAAGAATAAGGTTGGTCTCCGTGAGGCCTACAGTGATAGAGACTCAAAAGGATATGCGTGGAACAATATGATGCTTCAGCGTTGGTCCGACCACAACGGTCAAGAACATCGTGTGTTAGATGACTACGAACGCAATCGTCATTTGATTGACCTGACTGCTCAACCAGAAGACATTAGACAGATCATGTTTGAAACTATTACAACAGCAACTCAGGCAAATAAAAATGTCAGCCAGGTTGGGATTAGATTGATGAAATTTTGCAATCTTTATGATCTTAAAAAGATTGCTGATCAGGCACAGGCCTATGCCGAACCACTTAATGCGAGATACACGCTATGACAGACCTACACGCAAAACCAATTATTGAAAACAAATTCTGGATTGTTGAAAAGGATGGTACAAAATTTGCCACTCTAAGAAAAAATGAAGACAATCGATTTGTTCTCAGCAACGAATTGGGAATTAAAATCTACGATACCAAAGAAAGTCTTACTCGACAATTTGGCAAAGACTTCTTTGTTGCAAAAATTCTTAAAGAAGCAGACAATGCACTGCCAAATGAAGTTCATGGCTACTCAACAAGTACTGAGCCACACAACGCCATGTTTGACATTAAACGTAAATTACCCCTGTTTACAAAAAGCAGTGATTCAAAAAGTTTGTATTGTGCAGGCTACTATGTAATCAAATTTGATAAAGGATGGGTAAAGAGTTTTTGTCCTAAGTTGATTACTCTTCAAAGATACGGTTATCAAGGTCCCTTTAGAACTGAACTAGAAATGCGGCAGGTGCTGGCAAATGTCTCAAAATAATTTGCCCACAAATCTACCTAGCGTAGAAAAATTGCTGGCTAGAGTTGCTGCCGCTGAACGTAGTCAACAAAAAGACATTAGAATATCAATACAAGAAGCCAAAGACTTAACTGCTGAATTAGCAGTATTAACATCCAAGTTAGGTCGCACAGTTCAAGAAATACATGCTATGCTGGCGGAAATACGAGAATCAACCACTAAAATTGACGTTAAGTTCGATGGAGGTGGGTTCGGTTCTTGATAAATATATACGTGGTTAATTAGGAAACACGTATTAATGAGCAGACCAAAACCCAAAGTTATACTTGAACATGCCAATAAGGACACTT